ACTCGATGAGATTAGAGACCCTTCCTGGGTTACTGAGGGTGACGTTTATCCTCTTTGTAAAAGAGTTGACGTTCCCGAACCCGGAAACAAGGTCCGAATAGTGACGATGACTCATGCGAGTCTCAGCATATTCTTACAGCCATTCTCACATTAATTCCTCTAAATATTATAGAACGACCAGTCCATTAAGGACGGTCTCACGAGAGGCTACTAAGCCTGGAAATGGTACGAAAGACTTAAGTCCTTAAAAATGGACGTCGATCGGACCATCCTCGGTCCAAACCAGGAAGTTTAGGAATAATTCCTTATTGCTGGGGACTACGAGGAGGCAACAGACCATATCTCGTGGAAAAGAGCTAAGATAATTCTTAGTGCCTACTTAAGGAAAGTTGGGCTAGACTCTAACTATAATAAATTGTGCATTGAAATCCTCCTCTCTCCTAGGAGATTCGTTGAAGAAACCGATAGGCATGGGAATATCACATGCTAGGAATTCATAACGAAGAGAGGATGTCTCATGGGCGAACCTGGTACGAAGATTGTACTTACAGTCCTAACCAAGGTTGCAGAATCACTAGCAAGGATTAAATCCGGTTATATAGAACGAAACTATTACTTTTAAAGTGCCGGAGATGATCAAATTTCTTTGGGAACCAAAGAATACTATGACTAGCTGATGTCTGCTGCCTATACCTGCGGGTTAAAACCCTCAAAGGAGAAATTCGGCTGCTTCCGGAACGCGGTAAACTACTGCGAACAGATCGTTACCTTCGGTAAGACCAGTTACGGAAAACCTGAGAATTATCAGGACAGCGCGATAATCGACGTTTTGAAAGTCAGATTGTTTTCTCCCGAGAGCAAGTCCGGTGCTGTTAACGATAACACTCCGATACTTGACGCGGATTTGAACCCGATTTGGGGCAAGGCGAGGGATATCGAGAAAATGTGTAGGTATACACCCTTCAATTAGAGGGATAGTTAGTTACTCAAGAGTTACTTCTACCTCACTTTTAACAAGATTTTCCCTTGGTTAAGATCTAAGGATCTTTGGATGTTGCCACTACCTAAAATATTCGGCGGCCTCGGACTTCATTTCAAGTTATAGAATGAGTTCGAAACCCCTGAATGGCACAGGAAGTTGGTATACAACATGCAATATGGCAACGCATATTAGTCTTGGGCAGCCAATAGAGCTCTCAAGTCTATCTCCGCTGAATCGGAGACATAACGGGGAGTTAGACTAACCGACCTTTAGACTGATCGAATTGGAATTTGGTTGAGGATCTCGTAAGATCGAGTCATCCAATATCCGAATCCCGACAGAACGGACGAAGATCGTCCCTTCCTTTCGTCTAAGGTCATAGTAAGACTTTCAGAAGCGTTGCGCATATTAGAACAATGCGGCTTCTTAGATTAATTCTATTTAAAGAAGCCACCAGAAGATAGGAAACTAGGACTAAAGAAACGTCAGATTTATAATCTCAAAGGTCTGTTCATCGATGAATTGATTCAAAAGATGAACCAGAGTAAACTTTGGGATCAGTATTGGTTCCAAACAGAGCAGGATTCTACTCAGTAGGTACAGGGTAATTAAACCCTAACCCGCTTGATTGTGAACAAAGCTACGGCAAAGTCGATAACAAAGAGACTAAAGTCTGCTAAGAGACTTGCCGACTATTCTGACGAATTCTTTAATGAGCCGCCACTGGACTTTAAGGTACCCCTCACTGAAGAGGTTCCCGACCCATGGGTCGCACTCCCGCCTCCTTTAATAAGGCCGGAGCGTAAGTACTATTTAGCCAGTGACTTCTAAACTATCGCCATGGGCGAAGAATTTAGTAGGCTCACACTCTCTTCGGAAAACCAATTCCTTTTAGATCCAAATCTTAAAGGTAAGTCTGGCAAGAAATTAAATCTTGTCCATGCCTTTGGCAAGGCAAACCTTGGTCTTCCGCTGGGAGAGTTCTAGAATGTCCCCTCTCCTCAATTGTTCCTTAACGTGCCTTTCAAGAATTTCTTCTCCGAAAAGGGTCATTCCATTTTCGAAGCTGCATTCAAGGCCGGTAAGTAGTGAGCAATTTGATGAGTAAGGAAGAACTCATCGCGTTTATCCATACGCGTGTTTTCTTAAATCTCTAAATGGATTACTATCCCAAGCTACACACTTCACCACTCCTTGGAGTGGTAGTGAACGCTGCTCAGGTTCCAC